CGGGTTTGGCGGTGTGCAAGTCCAAATTATTAAATAACAATGTGCATAAAGAAAAGCGGAAATCTGGCTATATTAGATGAAATCACCATGACCACTAATTCCTTTGTCTATCAGAATGCTGAAAGCGGTGATGCTAAAGTTTAATTTTTATTTAAAACCGTATTTTCCAAAGAGGGAAGAAGTTCGGCAACCGTAACTTTTTCCACGGAGTCAGCTTTCGTACCTTTTGTTTTAGGCTTCTTAACCCTGGTTTTAAGAGGAGAAAACCGGCGCATTTTAAACTCTGGTTTAACCATTATCACCGTCAGAAATCCAGAAGTAAACAAAAGTAAACATATTATTTGATACTTTGAGAAATCAAAAAAATCGGAAACGCTGTATTTATCAGCATTTCCGACCCTTTTAACCTAATAGCGAGAGGGGGATTCGAACCCCATAAAAGAAAATACATAAATTAGTGATAAATGCGTGAAACACTGATAAATACTACGTTTCTGAAACATTGGAAATGTTGAAATAATATCGTAAAACGGACATAAAACATTCAAAATGCAACATGATGCAACACGAAATGCAACACGAAATAGTATCTAAAACATAGAGTCAAAATGTTGGTTGGCCTTATCTGCCATTTCTTTTCTCCGGTCACTCATAGCATGTCTGTAGACCTTTTTCAGCACTTTATCAGAACTCCATCCACCATCCGCCATGATGTAGGCATCTGGGATACCGAGTGCGTGCCGGATAGAAGCGGAGTAGTGGCGGAGATCATGAAAACGGAAATGAGGTATATTATTCCGATCCAGTACCCTCTGAAACATAATAGTGATAGAATGTGGATTCAGTGAGGTAATGTGTCCGACTTCCGCAATGCGGTCCACGACAAATTGAGGTGCGGTGATGTACCTGTCGGAGGATTCTGTCTTGGGGGCTTTCAGGTGCCACTCCTTATCCTCGCCAAGGACAAGGGAATGGTGGATATGGATTGTAGTGCCGTCAATATCACGCAGGGACAGACCGCAGATCTCCCCGCGCCGCATCAGGCAGAAGGCTGCAAGGAGAACAGGAATTTCCAACTCAGTATCCCGGACAGATGATACAAGAGCTTTGATATCTTTATCGGTAGGGATATACAGATCCGGTTCTATGCTCTGTGGCATGGAAGTATCCAGATTGATATAATCCCCAAGTACAGCAGAGATCAGGCCGTGATAATTACGCACGGTTTTAGGAGATCTGGATTTGACCAGAACATTAATTACGTCCTGCACATCATCCGAACTTAAATCAGAAATCTTTGTATGGCAAAAGAAAGAGAATTCCCTATTAAGTATTGTTTCAATATTACGGTACCCACGGATGGTAGACGGAGACAGAACGGGTGTTTTTGAGGCTATATATTGGCTTAGGGCATCAGAAAACAGAGCATCACTTTTCTTCTGCTTTTTGTGCTCCTCCAGAGATACCATATATTGTGTGGCCAGATATTCCGCCTCACGTTTCGTTGCTGCAGTAAAAGATTTATATTGCCGCTTCCCATTTTTATCGTTTCCGGTATAGATCAGGCATCGCCAGGATCCGGAAGGTAATTTTTTTGCAGTTGCCATAGTATCATCCTCCTAAAAATGGGCATAAAAATGCCCGGTGACTTGATTTTTTAGCCCCGGGATGATACTATTATTTTGTGTGTATAGTAGTATCCTTCTGGACTATTATCATCATCAGCTCCGGTGCGCCAACACTGGGGCTGATTTTTTATTATAAATTGCATCGGTGCAATGGCTTTATTCCATGTCAGAAGAATTTGATGTTGAAATTACTTCTCCAGTATCTGCATTTACAAAAGTAACAGAAACATTGTCTGCAGGTGTGCCGTTAAAGGCTCCGTACATACCACCATACAAATAAAATCCCCATACGGAAACGGCTTCGGCTAAACCTAACTCGGTAGAGGTGGTTGTAACTGTGAAATCCGTAAAATCATCATTCACTTTAATATCAGTAATATTAGGATAATCTTCGGAACCTACCAATTCATCTAATGCTGTGTTGAAGCTATCTCGCATTTCCTGCATCAATTTCTTATGCTGTTGTTTAGACATAACATAAGTGACGCTGCCATCGTCATTGAGAGTAGCAGATTTATAACCATTTTCTTCTACAGCTGTATCAAGATCTTCCTGTGTATTGCCCTCCATGAAGGAAGCAGGGATGGTTATTTCCACATCAAAGAGGCCTTCATCTACATCAACGGAAGACACGGTATCTGTTTGAGTAGGGGCACTGGTGGCAACCTCTCCAGAGGCAGTTGGTTCTACAGAACTTGTGTCCACGGAAGCAGTATTACTGGATCCGCATGCAGTCAGAAGTAAGCTGACTGTCAGCAGTACAGAAACTAATTTCATTTTCATCGGTTGTTCTCCTTTACACTTTTGTTCTATATCAACTCAAGCACAGATAATCCTGGCTCAAAGTAGATAACATAATTATCAAATTTTATGCATACGCCATATTTGTTGTGATAGCATTGAATAGCCTCCAATAGGAACTCCTCCGTTACTCCAAGATGCTCGGCCATATCATATGCCGTTTGGCACCCGGCTTTGTAACAGGAAATGATTCCGTGCAATCCAATCAGTTTATTATATCCCCAGAGACGTGCCCGGAGCTCTTGCTTTCTGTTGGCAGCAGATGATTGATCTATAATAATACCTTCTGTTGTATGGTAGTGCCCAAGCTCTTCTGACAGAACACAGGCTTTTTCAGCATCGGTTTCTAAAGTATCACTGACAGCAATATTTCCGTCACAGTATAACCCTTTTATTCTAGGACTGCGAAATTTGCGATCGTAAATAGTAACGCCTTCCGCATCTTGCGAGGAGGCAAGTCTTTCATAAGTAGTCAAATATATCACCCTTCTTCACAATAGCAAACCATAAGTCCTATTAAAAGGACTTTATTTCCTTTTGTTCTTGACAAATTCTGCAAATTGGCGGATCTCGTCAAGCTCATCTTCTGTAAATTCGGAACCATCAAAGTGAGCAGCAATCGTATTGGGATCAACCTCATCCCATCCCATAAGTTCTTGCGGAGATATTTTTAATGCCTTTGCAAATTCACGTATTTTGGATTCAGCCAGATCAACCTCACCTTTTTCTATTTTGGTAATTGAAGATCTGTCTTTATATCCAGTCATTGCCGCTAACTGATCCTGCGACATTTTTAACTCTAAACGACGTTTCTTAATGTTCTTATATAGAGCAAGCATTGGCTGCACCCCTTCCTGAAGTGGTTGTAAACATATAATAACACTTTGTGTAAAATAATTCAACAAAATTATTAAAAACTGTTGACATAAATTCACACCAGTGATATAGTGAATTTAGTTCACGGAAAGGAGATGGAAAAATAGTGGCAAATGTGGAACTACTTAGAAAGAAAATAAGCGATTCTGGGATGACAGTGTCTGCGATAGCTGATAAATCCGGTATTTTGCGGGAAACACTGTATAATCGGATGAAATCTGGTAATTTCTATGCTTCAGAAATTGTAGCATTGACTAATGTTCTTCATCTTACCAGAAAAGAAAGGGATGATATTTTTTTACCCTAATAAGTGAATTAAATTCACAAAACAACAAGGAAGGAGGAATAGGACGTGGATGTAACCACGCAGCAGTACATCAATTCTCCGAAAGTGACAGTGTCTTTCGAAGTGTCCAGTGACGATTGGTGTTTAATTCAACAGTCAGAGAGTTGGAAGCACATTCAAAATTTTCTTGAGGTATCTGAAAGTAAAGGAAGCCAGATGTGCCTGACAGACAGGGTAATGTTACTGGAAAAGGGAGAGATTTTATGGCCTCACGATACACGATAGTTTTACCTGTTGTTCGCGTATCAACTCGCACTGTAGTTGGTTCTTTTACACAACTATAAGGAATACATCTATTCCAGATTTTTACGTCAGTGATGGAAATAGGTAGCCTGGAATTGTTAGTAAATACCATATATAAAACTACAGTATCCTTGGCAATTGCATGATCAGTAATCGAAACATCTATGCTGATCCGATGCCAATAAAAAGTCATGATTACGGTATATGCGGTACCGATGGAACCAATCAAAGCGAGGATAAAAGTAATAGTATCTAACATAAATTTTCTCCTGTTCAGTAATGATATGGAAATTATATCACAGAGGGAAAGAGTTTTACAACAATATCAGACAGTAGGAAAGGAGGGATAGAGAATGGGGAAGGTAGATGAACTGATCGACGCATTGGCAGAACACATTAAAAAACGCATCGATGAAGGTAACGACATGGAGAATGAGATTACCGAAAAGACAAAGGCTCTTGCAGAGCTGGTGTCCGCAAGAGCTTTAATGCAAAATCCTAGTCCTGTAGAAGCTTTAAAAGCTGCTTTCGCAGCGCAGGCTCATCAGCAGGTTGGAGAATACCAGTTTGTAACAACACTTCAGCCATCAACTGGACGGAAGCGTGGGTCGAATAGTGAACGGCATTAATTATCATTTTTGCATAACGAGAATCCTGATCAGAGCAGGATTCAACGCCTTGAAGAATGGCTTTTACCATATTATCGGAATTGTTCCTTAGATTTTCTTCAACAAGAGCATCTAAGGAAATGCGAGTCAAATCATCCATAGTGAATTCCTCCTTTGAAATTTTGTAATTGGTAATTGGACACTATCAATTATAGAAAAAGAGCATGGAGGATGCAACTATCATCTCAGATCTCAGCAATAGTAAAGGAAGGAGGAAGCTGAATGGAGAAAATTGACAGATTATATGCTCTTTTAGAGCGGGATGACGTGGATGAGGACACCAAGGCAGCGCTGCGGTGGGCAATATTCGAACTGGAGAGGAAGTGAAAAGGATGCCGAAATCCAATTTCTTAAAAACAGAATCTGTGAGAATGAAATATGAAGCAAGAGCTCAGGCTGGTATCAGACGTTACATGTCACTTCGGCGGATCACGGACGATAAGATTGCGGTCAAACAGAATGTACAGACACGAACCATACAGAACCGCATAAAGGATCCGGGATCAATGCAGTTGAGAGACCTGTGGGATCTGGCAGAGATTTTGAACGCACCGGTCGGAGAGCTGGCAGGAGGGGATCTGCCTGAGGAAATGCTGGCAAAGCTGATGCAGATGAAACTATAGCAATAATTATCCGTGCCCTGTACGTGGTGTATCTGACAGCACCACAAGCCCCCAATATTATCAGCGAGTGGTGTCCAGTGTGGTAACTGGGCATCACGTAGAGGGTGCGGACAAGCATTCATTCTTAGGAAGGAGGGAGAACGTGAGAAAGGTATTTAACCTGCCGAATCTGCTCGGAGCAGTGGCATTCATCGCAGTGTTTATTCTGCCGGCAGGATTCTTTGAAGCAGGAATGTACATATCCGCACTGACATGTGCCGGAGTTGGATATGCTTGCGCATATCTGTCTATGAAAGAAGATGGGCAAATAAAATAGGATTCCCCACCGACCAAAGTTTGGAATCCTACTAAACAACACGCAAATGCTATTTATGTGCCTATTATACGGCACGGAAAGGAAAATGTCAAATGAGCAATGATAAGGATCGGTTGGAAGAACTGGAGAAGTTGGAATGCTGTGTGGCAAATGTAATACACCACATTATTCTCGGTGATTTTACCGAAGATGATATTTTGTCGGAACTGAGTACCAAGGAAACACTGCGGAGAGCCTATTGCCTGTTGCAGAACGACGATAAGGCGCGGAAGTTAAAGTATCAGGAGGCAGAATATGTATCTGTATAAGTGTTATGCCTGTGGCGGTCTGTGTGATGCCGGGGAACTGGAGAATGGTGTCTGTTATGACTGTCGCCAGGAAGATCTCCGAAGGATGGAAGCCCGAAGCCTTCAGAAAAGAAAGGAACTCAATCAGCTGATCCGGTCTAAATATGCGGAACAGACTGACGGGCAGATGGTGATGGTACATGGGTGATGTGATGGAGCAGGAACTGGTGGGGCTTGGTCTCCACCGGGAGGATCTTTATAAGAGACAGCGCAAAGCGTATGAAGCATATGAAATGGAGGAAGGAAACGATGGAGAATTACGAAGTACAGGTACAACAGCAAGCAGGAAAGATCACCTGTGATTTTGAAGCAGGAAAGGCTTATCTGAATGAAAGACTGGAAGAATACCGAAATGTGGTATTTACCGAAGATAGCAAGAAAGAAGCAAAGGCGACGGTGGCCAGTCTCCGGAAGGAAAAGAAAGCTTTTACAGATCGTGTGAAAGAGGTCCGTGATGAATATATGAAGCCTCTGGAAGAGTTTGCGGCCAAGGCAAAGGAACTGGCGGACATGTACGATCAGCCTATCAATTTTATCAACGGACAGGTAACTGCATTTGAGCAGCGCCGTATTGAAGAGAAAAAAGAGAAGATCAAAGATTTATATCTGGAATGCCTGGGTGATATGCAGGCAGAGCTGCCGCTGAACAAGATCTATAACAGCAAGTGGGAGAATGCGACCACGAATCCGACGCAGATCCGCAGGGAGATGATGGAGCGCAAGGAAACTGTAAAACAGGGGCTGGATGCCATCCGGCAGATGCACTCGGATGCAGAAGAGAAAGCCGTTGTCATGTTTTTGGAATCCTATGATTTGACAAAGTCTATTCTCTACATCAACCAGTATGAACAGCAGCAGAAAGAAATCCTTGCCAGAGAGCAGGAACGCATCCGTCGCGAAGAAGAGGAACGCATCCGCCGGGAGGAGCGTGCGAAACTGGAATCAGAACAGCGGGAGCGTGAGGCGCTGGCCAGAGCAGAAAGGGAGAAACAGGAGGCTCTTGCGGCGGCAGAAGCGGAAAAGCTGGCTGCGGTAGAACAGGCAAAGGAAGAGGCTGCGCAGGAAGTAATCGATAGCATGATCCCGCAGGATCTGGAAGGTTCGAGCAATCTGTATGAGTACCGCATGGCACTGACAGCGGAGGCAAAAGAGAAACTGGAGATGTATCTGACGAGCGTTGGTATTGATTGGGAGCTGATTTGATGGACGATAATCTGAAAATCTATAATGCGGTGAAGAAAGTGCCGGACGAAGCCAAGAGTGCCATCAACGGCGGCAGGTTGAAAGGAAAAACAGAAATCAATCCGCTGTGGCGGATCAAGGTACTCACGGAGCAGTTCGGCCCCTGTGGAATTGGATGGTATTACGAGGTTACTAAACAGTGGCTGGAGCCGTCCGGTACGGAGGTGGCTGCCTTTGTGAATATCCTGCTTTTCATAAAAGTCGGGGATGAATGGTCAAAGCCCATCCACGGTGTGGGCGGAGCAATGTTTGTCAAGCAGCAGAAAGATGGTACTGCTTATGTTGAGGATGAGTGTTATAAGATGGCTACCACCGATGCAATCTCGGTTGCATGCAAGCAGTTGGGAATCGGTGCTGACGTGTACTGGGATGCTGATAAGACCAAATATACAGATCCTACGCAACAGCCGGATGGTAAGACGGAGGCGGACAAGAAAAGGTTGGCACCGGTAGAGGCTGAGCTGAAAAGGATAGGATATTCGGCCGTATCTATTTGCAAGACCTATAAAGTTGAGAATGTGTATAAACTGTCAGATCTGCAGATTAAAGACTTCCTGCAGAAGGCTAAGAATATGCCAACTAAGGAGGCTAGCTGATGGAATTTACCGGGAAAGTGGCTGGAATCACAATGGATTTTGCTACGGGAAAATATAATATTGCATTCCAGGCTGACTCTATCGACGAAGTGTCCCGCCAGTATGACAGCATTAAAGATTTGGACAAGCTTGTGATTACCGCAAAAAAGTGGCGCAAGAAGAGGTCACTGGATGCAAATGCGTATGCCTGGGTGCTCATGAGCAAGATTGCGGATGCACAAGAGTTTCCTACGACCAAGGAAGAAATCTATGAAAAGATGCTGAAAGATTATGGTGTACTGGAAGAGGCGGACGGTGTGCCCATCACTGTTACGGTAAAGGCTTGTGTAGATATGAGCCGGATAACCGGCCATTGGATGCCAATCAGGAGCAACGGCACGTTTAATGCTTATGCAATGATTAAGGGGTCCAGTGAGTATGACACAAAGGAAATGAGTCATTTTATTGACGGAATCGTGGCAGAAGCCAAAGAACTGGGAATTGAGACGCTTCCTCCAGATGAATTAGAAAGCATGATGAAAGCGTGGAAACCATGAAGAAGTGTTGGAGCGTGCTTACGGATGATATGCACCATTGTTATATCACACATCTGAATGTGGTGCATATCCATCACGTATTTAACGGCAGCCGTAAGGCCGCCAGCGAGGAAAGAGGATTCCTGGTGCCGTTGCATCCTACTTTGCATATCTACGGATCGGACAGTGTCCATATGAAACCGAATCAGGGACTTGATCTGCGATTGAAACAGGAATGTCAGCGGTACTACGAGGAACATTACGGGACCCGTGAGAAGTTTATAAAAGAGTTTGGAAGGTCTTACTTATGAGGTTGCAACACCTGCCCTGCGGGGCGAAAGAAACCGTTCATGTGGTGGTGTCTCACAAACAGCCATTATTAGTGTCAGGGCGGACGGGGATCCGCCCGGGAGGTGGTCTATATACTGATTGAGAATTACATACCTTTTGGATATGCCAACCGGATATCTCGGGAAAAACTGGTGACAGATACAAGATTGAGTGACCGCAAGATCCGCAAGGAGCTGGAAGAGGCTCTGCTGCAGCGGGATACACTTATCATCAATATAGATAATGGATACTTCCGGCCGGACGGCAGTCTGGCGGACAGGCAGAAAGTCAAGGCATATCTGTTCAGGGAGCAGGCAAGGACCAGTAGCTGTAGCAAGCGTTGTAAAGCTATACGGCGGTGCCTGGCACCGAAAGCAGATAATACCGGTCAGATGTCGTTGAAAGATTTCGGAATAGGGTAGGTGGTCTGCGTGGAGTACATAAAACTGAACCGGAAGATCATGGAATGGGAGTGGTACGGAAATATAAATACTTGCCGGTTATTTATCCATATGCTTCTCAGGGCAAATTGGAAAGATGGAAGATTTGAAGGCAAGGTGATTCCCCGCGGATCCTTCGTCTCATCACTTCCAAAGTTGGCAGATGAGACATCCATGACGATCCGGGAGGTAAGAACCGCAATTTCGCATCTAAAATTGACAGGTGAAGTGACATGCAGAACATATCCGAAATATACCGTATTTACGGTAAAAAACTACTGTGAGTATCAGTCGAGTGACATACAAAATGACAGCCAAACGACAGGCAATCGACATTCTAATGACATTCTAACGACAACAATAGAAGAAAAGGAAGAAGGAAAGAAGTTAAAAAAAGAAGATACTAACGTATCTAAGAAAAAATTCGTTCCGCCTACTGTTGATGAGGTGAGAGCCTACTGTCAAGAGCGAGGGAACAAGGTAGACCCGCAGGCCTTTTGCGATTTTTACGAATCCAAGGGTTGGATGGTTGGAAAAAACCACATGAAGGACTGGCAAGCAGCGGTAAGGACCTGGGAAAAATCCAGTAGCCAAAGTAAAGGGGCACCAGCACAGAAAAGGTATGATGCCAACAAAGGTATGATGAGAGCTGATTATGGAGATATGGCAGAGTATGAAAAAGCCCTACTGGCAAACTGAAAGGAAAAAGCAAATGGGGAAAATTAGTGTGGTAATAGCCATGATACATAAGCTGCCGATCGGATCCAGAGTACAGCTTGAAGATGATTACCCGGATACAATCCATGAGATCTACGGTTACACGGTAAATGCTGATGGGGCGTACATGGAGTTTCGGGATGGGACAAGGCTTGATCTGATGAACATGGGGCAGATAGCGGAGGTGGTCTGATGGAAATGTCAAATGAGGAGATTATCCGGAGATATAAGCAAGCCAAGCATAAGGCAGCGCAGATACAGATCCTGGCAGATCTCAATGCCTGCCCTAAATCCAAGATTTTGGAGATTGTCAGTGACAGCATAGCCCCTAAACATCCAGCTCCGGCACAACCAAAGGAACAGCCGGAAGCGGTCAAGGTGGTGGATAACCTGGCATCCTTTGAAGAGTATGTCGTAAACCGTATGGATGAGATAGATGGGCAATTAAAGGCGCTGGAAAAGGAATATGCAGATTTATCGGTTACACTGCTGACAATCGGAAGATATGGAGAAGAGAGGGCATCGGTGCATGAGTGAAAGATTTTATGATGAGGATGAACTGTATGATATGCAGAAACATCCCAGTGTACGGGCAATCCGCATCGGCCGGACCAAGCCGTATGAGTGCAGATATCCAGTGATGGCGGAGAGACCGAGGATTCCGGAAAGGAGCAAGGATGGAGAGACTGACAGAAAGAAATCCGTCATGGATTGATGATGAAATGTGGGAAAGGGCATGCGAACCGGATTGTGAGGCAATAGATGCAGTTTATCGAAAACTCAAAGCCTATGAGGATGCCGAGGAACAGGAATTGTTACTGCGGTTGCCTTGCAAGGTGGGAGATACAGTTTATGTAGTCACTTCTCCATTTAATGTGTTTGATGATATTGAATATGATGAGAACATGAAAGACGAAGTCTATGAAGCTTATGTTTCTAGTGTATCATTTTATGAAAGCGGAGAACAATATAGAATTTACGCTAAGGTAACAAATCATTTTATAGGAGTATATTTTAGAGAATGTGATTTTGGCAAAATAGTATTCTTAACAAAAAACGAAGCCGAAGCCAAGCTGGCAGAAATGGAAGGTGCGGAATGAAGAGAGAAGAAGCTATCAAGGATTTGGACATTATCAGGTTTAATCCTCATTGGGATGAACTTGTAAATGAAGAATATCGAAAAGAACTTATGGAAATGGCAATCACTGCCTTGCAGAATCAGCCAGTGTGGATTCCAGTAAGTGAGAGACTGCCGGAAGAATCTCTTAATAGTGTAATAGGATGGGATACATATCGAAACCGTTGTTGCTTTGTACAATATTTGGGAGGACGGTTTGTCCTCGGTGATGATAATGATAGCGTAAATGTCACAGCCTGGATGCCACTGCCGGAACCGTACCGGGAAAGCGAGCCACATAAGCAGACCAACGCAGACCGGATCAGGAGCATGACGGACGAGGAGCTAGCAGATTTTTTAGTAACAGTAGAAACATACGGTTATCACGACCAGAGTATATCGGGAACCTACGAGATGAATGAATGGCTTTTAATGGAAAGTGAGGAAGAAGATGGCAAAGTGTAAGAATTGCAAACATCTGCATACCATGTACGACCGTAGAGATTTGATGATCGGGAACCGCTAGAGGAGTAGATCATGACGGAGAATGAAGCAATTGAAGGACTTGAGACTTCTATTGATTTAGCCAAAATGTGTACACAGAATTACGAGAGAAAAAGAGAAATTCAAGGTTACAAGATGGCAATCAAGGCACTGGAAGAGGTGCAGCAGTACCGCCAGATTGGCACGTTGGAGGAATGCCGTGCAGCAGTGGAGAATCAGACAGCAAAGAAACCGGATTACGAGGGAGACGGATACTCAGATGGACAGCTTGTATATGATACATGGATTTGCCCTTCCTGCGGTCAGCATTACGAGGTTGACTATGACAGATATGATTATTGCCCTAATTGTGGGCAGCACATTGATAGGAGCGATGAATAATGAGTGAAGAACTGAAACAATGCCCGTTCTGCGGCGGGGAAGCAAAAATTAAAGCAGTTACAAAATCTTACAGTTTTACCATTTGGTGCGCATGTAAATGCGGTGCAAGGACAGAGGGATTTTGCCCGGACACAAACAAAGAGGATGACACTATGGAGAATATCGAGGAATGTAAGAAAAGAGCCATAGAAGCATGGAACAGGAGGGCGAACGATGAAAATACTAATTGATATTCCAAAGGCATTTGAAGTGGACTATAACACAGACCGATTTGCAGAGTTCTTCCAGCGTTGTCTTGCGGATATGAATACCTGCTGTGGTAACTATGAGCAGGAGACCGCAGAGATGATGGAAAAAGCATTTGAAAAGAGCAGACTTTACGACCCGAACAAGGTTGTGGAACAGTTGGAAGAACACACAGCATTCCTTAAAGACTGTACGAAGTATGGAAATAAGACAAAAGATCAACAGTCAAAATCCTACGACACTATGATGATGTATGAGGTCAAGGATTTGGTAGATGATTTGTTGGAGATTGTAAAGGCAGGTGGAGCAGATGCGAAAACCGATTCCTAAATCAGTTAGAAAATTAGTGTATGCGAAATACAATGGTCACTGTGCTTATTGCGGCTGTGAAATACCGGAGAAATGTTTTAATGTAGATCATTTGCATTGTCTTAAAAATTATGAGTACACAGAGGAATTTACCGGAATAGACGTACACGACATAAGCAATCTGATGCCGTCTTGTGGTTCGTGCAATCGCTACAAGGCAACAATGGAACTGGAAGACTTTCGAAAGCAGTTGCAGAAGATACCGGACAGGCTGGCAAGAGATGTGTGCACATACAATATCGCAGTCAGATACGGCATGGTGCAGGAAAACAGAGAACCGATTAAGTTCTATTTTGAGAAAGTAGGTTCAGGGGATGGCAATTAAGCCGATTTTATTCAATACAGAAATGGTTCGGGCGATTCTGGATGGCAGAAAGAGCTGCACACGCAGACTTGTAAAGCCGGAACCTCAAGGATATTTTGAAGTAAGTGAAGAACCACTGTATATATATGATACAGACGGAAATCAAGGCAAAATTACACCACCATATCAGCCGAGCGATATATTGTACGTGAGAGAATCGTATTCGGAATTGACCTTTGGATATGTATATAAGGCAGATGGGGAGAATATTGACCATCTTGGAAATGTGATTAAGTGGCACCCATCCATTCATATGCCGAAAGAAGCTGCTCGTATCTGGCTTAAGGTTACGGATGTGAGGGTGGAGCGGTTGCAGGAGATTACAGAGGAACAAGCATGCATGGAAGGAACAGATCCTTGGGATGAAGCATGCTACGAAAATAATGGATGGCATCCAACGTTTTCGGACCCAGATAGTGGTGGAGACCCTAATATGATCGATGGATTTCATAAACTTTGGAACTCCACCATCAAGAAATCCGATCTTGACCGCTACGGCTGGGATGCGAATCCGTGGGTGTGGGCTATCGAATATGAACGGTGCGAAAAGCCGGAAGGAGTGTGATGCAGATGGAACGAGTTGATTGTACCAAACTTGAAAATGTCGAGGTTAAGTTTGATGAATACGAAGTACTGTATCAAAAAAATAACGACTTTAAGCGGTACGTTGACCGATACTGCGTGAAGCACAGAATCAGCGTTGAAGAAGCCTTACAGCACTATCTGGTGCAGATGGCGGGGAAGATGTACAAGGAGCAGATGGATAACAAGGTAGAATAGATTAGAAAGGAGTAAGAGGTTTGCTGGCCAGCGTAAAAGAGCTCTTTACTCCATATAAACATGAGACAGTTATCTTTATTTGAATTGGAAGAGGAACAGACTGGGATCGAGGAAGATGCCCCTGAAGTTATACGGAATGCGTGGCGTGAAGCCAAAAAGGACATGAAAAAGAACTTCAGTGAGCTTCAGGCACTGTCGTATGAGGATAAAATCAAACGGCAGACGGAAAAGGCATATGAATTTTACGATGAGATGCAAAAGCGCGGTTGTGAAGCTCATGTATCGGTTGGAGGACTTGACAGTATCACCCTGTTTATCTGGCTGCACAGCATCGGAATTCATGTCCCGGCGATCTCGGTGTCAGCGGTGGAAGATAAGGGAAATCAAAAGGTACATAAGGCTTTGGGGATTGAACTGGTGAAGTCCTACAAGACTAAGGTGGAAGTGCTGAATGAGTGCGGTTTCCCGGTTATATCGAAAAGAATCGCCGGAAAAATTGATCTGTTGCAGAATCCCACGGAGGATAACAAAACTGTCCGCCATGCCATTATTACCGGTGAGTGTGGGGAGCAGGGACATTTTGCAAAGAACAGCCGAATGAAGTTGCCGCAAAAATGGCTTAAGTTGTTCGGTGGATATGAAAACGAGAATGAGGGTGTGGGTTACCAGAAACCGGATTTTAAGGTATCCAATGACTGTTGCTACTGGCTGAAAGAAAAGCCGTGTGACGATTGGGCAAAATCACATAACAGTTATCCGTATCTTGGAATGATGGCTTCCGAGGGCGGACAGAGAGAAGAGGCGCTTGTAGAGCATGGCTGCAATTACTATGGTGCGACTGTCACCAGATCGGCGCCGTTTGCAATCTTTATGCGGAACGACATCTTGCGTCTGGCACTTGAAATGGATGATTGGTATCGCAACCACATTGATCTGTTCGAGGAACTGTATTATCAGCAGCCATATAGCCGGGACAAGAACGGAAATGTAATACCGTATGAGCCGCTTGGAACGATTATTCCGTCAGCGTATGGCGAGATCAGACAGCATGAGAACGGAGACTATTATACCACCAGAGCACAACGTACCGGTTGCTCCATGTGTGGGTTCGGAATCCACATTGAAGAGCGTCCGCATAGGTTTGACAGATTGCGAGAGGATAATCCGGGAGAGTGGGATTTTTACATGAAGCGATGTGTCACAGATCCTATCACCGGAGAAAAATATGGATGGGGAAAGGTGCTGGATTATATTGGAGTCGGATGGGAAGATGTACCGGCGGTACAGATGGAGTTGCCAATAGATCAGATGATGTGAGGTATAGATGACAGACAAAGAAAAGTTAGAAAGATATGAAAAAATGAATACTGGGATTAGACCCAAATACCACAAAGGAAATCATATTAAAGATTGGTGGACATGTGGGCAATGCGGAGCAACGGTGTCCTGTGGTGTAATATCTAATTTTTGTATGAGTTGTGGATATAGGATTAAATGGGATCATCCCAGATGTTTAACGGGCGCAAATAAAAACAAAAATGTTGAAGTCGCATTACACAAAGAAGATGATCTGGAAGGACAGATGGACATATCAGACTTCCCGGAGGTGATGCCATGATTAACGGAGAACTAATCGTTGACAACTTTGCCGGTGGCGGGGGCGCGTCCACCGGAATAGAGATGGCAACCGGATACAGTGTGGATATTGCCATTAACCATGATCCGGAAGCTATCCGGATGCACAAGGCTAATCACCCAAACACAAAGCATTATTGTGAGGATGTGTGGCAGGTAGATCCTGTGGAAGCCTGCAATGGGCATCCGGTAGGACTTGCCTGGTTCTCACCGGACTGCAAACACTTTTCTAAAGCCAAGGGTGGAAAACCTAAGGACAAATTTATCCGCGGTCTTGCATGGGTAGCCTGCAGGTGGGCGGGACTGGTACGACCAAGGGTGATCATGTTGGAGAATGTGGAAGAGTTTAAGACCTGGGGACCATTGAACCGAGGGCATCATCCCATTAAGGCAAAACAGGGTAAAACATTTGAAAAGTTTGTCCAGCAGCTTACAGATTTGGGTTATGAGGTGCAATTCAAGGAGTTGATTGCCGCTGACTACGGTGCACCCACCATGCGCAAGAGATTTTTCATGATTGCGAGATGTGACGGGAAGCCCATCATCTGGCCGGAGCCGACACACGCACCGGCAGACAGCGAAGAAGTGAAGAAAGGATTGCTCAAGCCCTATGTAGGAGCATACACACAGTTGGACTTTTCCCTGCCGTGCCCCAGCATCTTTGATACATCAGAAGAAATCAAGGAGAAATACGGGATCAGGGCGGTACGTCCGCTGGCACCCAAGACGATGGAACGGATCGCACGAGGATTGAAAAAGTTTGTGATTGAAAATCCCGAGCCGTTTATTATCCAGTGCAATCACGGCGGCGAGCGCAGACCGAACGATATCAGAGAGCCGATGCCTACTATAACCGGAAAGCACGGTTACGGTGTGGTAGAACCCTACATGATTCCTATTGGATATGGGGAAAGAGACGGGCAAGCACCCAGAGTACATGATGTAGAGAAACCATTGCCGACCATAGTTGGGAGTGGAAAACATTATCTGTGCGAGCCGTACATGGTACAGATCGGGCAGACTGGATTTACGGCAGACAGGAGCAAGGATGTGAGAGAACCGCTCACAACCATAGTAAGCAAGAATGAGCATTGTCTGATAAGTCCTACGCTGATCCAGTACCATTCCGAGACGGCGCAGGGAGAAGTCCGCGGGCAGACCATAAAAGATCCGATCATGACCGTGGATGGATCGAACCGGTATGGACTGGTTACCTCATTTCTGCATAAGTATTATGACGGTGGCTACAAGGGAGCAGGAGAGAGCATAGAGAAGCCATTGCCGACAGTTACCTCATGGGACCATAACAGTGTGGTGACGGCAAACTTGATCCAGATGAATAATCACTGTGACGGCCGGGACGTGAGGAATCCGATACCTACAATTACAGCCGGCGACGGGCACTTCGGAGAGGTTAGAGCCTTTTTGATTAAATATTATGGGGATGCTACCGGTCAGGACATTGAGCAACCGCTTGATACGGTTACGACCAAAGACAGATTTGGGTTGGTGACAATTGAGGGCGTGGATTATCAGATTGTGGATATCGGGCTTCGGATGCTGGAGCCGCGGGAACTGTACGGATGCCAGGGATTCCCTGAGGATTACATAATCGATCATGATTACACCGGCAAGACATATCCACGGAGTGAGCAGGTCCGCCGATGTGGCAATGCGGTATGCCCACCGATTCCAGCGGCACTGGTTAGAGCAAATCTGCCGGAGTTATGTGTGGCAGAGCGTACACCGAACATGCAGATCAAGACAGAGCAGACCGGCCAGCTCCGGTTTGCATAGGAGGATATATGGGAAAGAGACATTTAACACCGGCAGAGATCAAAGAGCAGTGCAAGCGGATCGCCCGGGAAAGTCGTATGGCTGACCGGACACCTTGGACAGCAATGGGAATCATCTGCAGCTATGTGATCATGCGCCGGGAGGGATTCAAGGGGCAGAGAATCAGCAGGCTGGCGAATAAAGTAAATGAGATGGAAGCTGACTGGTCCGCGGGCAAGGTTGATCTGAAAAAGATTAGCCAGCGCCTGATGGATAAGGCTGGATGGTCCATTGAGTATAAAGCCTATACCGAGGATGACATCACCGCCCGTAAGGGATCCTATCAGTACTGGCTTGATCAGAAGCAGATTGCACCGCAGAATACCATCAATGAGCAGGCTACAAGGTATATGCTGTTTTTCTTCACTGCTTTGATGGATGAGTACGGATTCGGCAAAGACCGGCTCACGCGCGTTGAAGAGTATATGAATGAACTTTTGCTGTCATACCAGCAGGACAAGACCACCGTCAGGGAGTGGTCCCGTGCATTACTCACGGAAGCCGGGGTGGTCATGGAACCTCCGGTGGATCCGCTGACACAGACCGCAGGCAGCATCATGACCGGCTGATGAAATCCTGCGTAGGAAGTGAAACCAGGAACTAAAAAATTTGAGTTTCTATTTGAGTTCCACTCAATAACTCAAAAGCAAGTTAAAATCCCCAGTAATACGGAGGAGAAATCGAACTACCGAGGAAAATTCGGTAGTTGGGATTAAAGAAAGCGAGGATATTATCTATGATTAAACAGGAAATCAGTGAGATTAAGAAATTATTTACAGAAAGGAATTGTTCTATCACCCGGATCTGCGGATGTTACGTGGATGGGGAGAAGAATAAGAAAACCGAATTAAAGCAGGCATTTCTGGCACTGCCGGAGGAGGAAATGTTCAAGTATTTCGAGATTCTGCGTAAGAGTCTGTCCGGCACCATCGGCAAGAATCTTCTGAATTTGGAATTTCCGTTGGAGAGTGAGAGCGAGGGCGGAACACAGGAGTTCCTGCTGCGCCTGCGGGACAGCAAATTAAGAGACGATGCACTTCTGGAGCAGTTCTACGACCGCATAATTGAATCTTATGAATATGTGGGCAATTATTTGATCCTGCTGATCCACGATGCCTACGATGTACCGGGACGCACTAAGGATGGTGCAGAGATGGATGATGCTTCCGATGAGGTGTACGAGTACATACTAGCATGCATCTGCCCGGTAGATCTGTCCAAGACCGGTCTGAGTTATAACGCAGAAGAGAATACCTTTCAGAACCGTCTCCGTGACTGGGTGGTAGGGATGCCGGATACTGCTTTTCTGTTCCCAGCGTTTAATGACCGCAGCGCAGACCTGCACAGCACTCTGTATTATTCCAAGGATGCGGAAGAATTAAAGGAGAACTTTGTAGACCTGATGCTCGGTTGTCCGCTTCCTCTGTCCGCCGGTGGTCAGAAGGAGACCTTCCAGACACTGGTAGAGGAGACACTGGGCAATACCTGCGATATCGAAACGGTGAAGAACATTCACGAGAAAATGAATGAGATTGCCCAGGAACATAAGGAAGATCCCGAACCCGTGGTCCTGGATAAAAATGAAGTAAAGACCATTTTCGCCAGCAGCGGCGTGGCCAATGACCGCATGGAGGTCTTCGACCAGTGCTACGACGATACCGTAGGACCAGACACGGAGTTGATGCTGGACAATATTTACAGCAGCCGTAGTTTTGAGGTACAGACGCCGGATGTGACGGTAAAGGTAAATCCCGATCATACAGATCTTGTGGAAACGAAGCTGATTGACGGAAGGCGGTGTTTGGTCATTGATTTGCAGGGATCCGCAGAGGTGAACGGCATTGATGTGAAGCATATGTAACTTAGAATTTACGGGGGTAATCAATATAGTGAAAATCGGTCAAATATTCACAATACACAAAAACAAAAAGCAAGTAAGGTGGAAGGTTGTTGAACATCCTTATTTTAACGGACAGTTAGCTTTAGTAAAGGATTACAAAGGTCTATATGGCGCAATGAATAGCGGTTATTCCAAAGAGGATGATGCTCATATTTGCGGAAAAACTACATTAGAAACGGCATATGATGATGCGTATTTAATGACCTAAACTGAAATATTAGGATTTAAGGAGGCTGGAGCATGGACGAATTAACAAGAAAAGCTTTAGTAGAACAGGTTGAAAATATTATTGCAGATTATAACACAAGAGAATTATCAGAGACTGATTGGGAACTTAATGGGGAAGAATTAACTTGTATTTCGGAGTGTCTACAATATGGACAGGTAGCTGAATTAAGAGAAAAACAAGTAGATATGCTTATACAGTATATCTTTAATAACATGCATTGGTGTCCCTTTAAAGATGAGGCTAAAATTGACTTCGAAAAGTGTGTAGGCTTTAGGGAAAATGGATGTAAAGAATGTATATTAAGGAACATTGAGCAGCTAAACTGAAATATTAGGATTTAATGGAGGTAGAAAAAATGTATAAAGCAACAAATATTGATACGGACAAGGCTCTCAAAGCAATCAATGATTCAAGAGCAATACAGGAAAGAGCATCACAGCTTAGATCGGAAAAAGAAAGATCTTACATGGAGGGACTGAACAAAGGACTTGATATTGCTGAAAGTCTTTTTAAATGTTCAAATTATGAGAAATCGGCACAGGAGGCAACTTATACAGATGGTGTCTGCGAGGTACTCTATGAACTTGGAAAAGAACTTGATATACCAACTCAGGATATAAGAGATAATATTGCATCGGTAGATGAAGCCTGCGCTCTGTTTGTAGACAGGATTCGGGAAGCAATAGCAAGAGATAAGGATCAGTAAACTGAAAGTTAGTGAAGGAGAGCGGAAATGTGTGATTTTTGCGAGAAGTATGCAAATGTAAGCGGCAAACATGGAACTATTAGGTTGGGAGCAGAGAATTATATGCTCTTTGCCAATAGTGAAAACGAGCCGATGGGAGCAATAAAAATAAAAATCTGCCCGCTGTGCGGCAGAGAATTGACGGCCGATGGGATAAATGGGATAGAGTTAGGCATAGCAAAAGCAGTATTGGTGATGGATATGCCGGAATCGTGTTTTGGGTGCAACTTCTGCCACATAAATTGTAGTGATGGAGAAGAAGATAGTTGCCAAGCATTGGAAGTAGCCAGATTGGTTGATTCTGATACATACGAAAAGCCGGATTGGTGTCCGCTCCGGGAATTGCCGGAGCGTGAGACAGAGATGACGGATGCCGATGATCTCGGCAGAGATTATGTCAGAGGAACGATGGACGGTTGGAACGCTTGCTTGGATGCAATAGATCCCAGATAAAACAAAATGTCCTGCACCGGGACGAATCCGCAAATACAGAACATTTGTTCTACACAAACAAATAATACCATGACTGGAAATATCTGTCAATGGTTACTGTTACATAAAAACAGCGGTACACCCACCGACCAAAGTAAGTTGTACCGCTCTCACGTCTGGGAGTATTATACCATACTGGTGATCCCCAGGCAAGGAATTTGTGGAGGGTTACGGATATGATGGACAAAAAAGAAGAACTGAAGAACAATATCATGCTGAAAATGCGCTACCATCTAGATAGTCAGGAGCTGGATTTGCTCGGTGTAGTCCTCACCGATGAACTGACTAAGGTAGAGGTGGATGCGCCGGAGACAGAGCTTGCTACCGTGGATAATACTAATGAGTATATTATGGATCTCTTTATGCTCAAAAAGGCGCCAAAGCTGTCAGGCAAGACTGTCAGGCAGTATACGGATGCGGTACGTCGGCTTACAGATTACTGTCAAAAGCCGCTTACCCGGATCACCAGTATGGATGTGGAGAGTTGGCTTAATAGCATTAAAAGCTGCAACAGCAATACCTCCCTAAATAATCAGCGGCGGCACCTCAGCGCATTTTTTACATGGATGCGTAAAAGTAAGATCGTGATGGAGAATCCCGTGGAAAGCGTTGAAATCTACCCGGAGGTTCAGAAGCCAGTAGATCACATGGAAGCGCAGGAGTATGAGGAACTTAAAACCGGATGTACCCGCAAGCGCGATCGTGCCATGATGGAACTGTTGCGGAGTACCGCTATCAGAGTAGGCGAAATGGAACGACTCAACGTGAATGACATTGATTGGCGCACCGGATCAGTGTCAGTGTATGGACAAAAGACCCGCACCTATCGGACCGTATACCTTGATGACATTGCGCTTAAGTACCTTGGGGAGTATATCCAGGAGCGTGGATGTGGTATTAACAGTCGGGATCCTTTGTTTGTGTCCGATAGGTGTGCTCACGGGAAGTATAGCCGCCTGTCGGATGCCGGGATCCGTAGTGCACTCAAGAGCATCGCAAGCAGAGCGGAAGTTGAACGCCGTGTATATCCCCACCTCTTTAGAAAGACCACGGCCACCAATATCTGTAAGCGTGGCGGTACCGTATGGGATGCCGGACATTATTTGGGACACAAGGACCGGAGCACAGCAGGACAGCATTATGTAGCAGAGGATCAGGAGTGTATGAGATCTATTTTTAGGTTGAGAGTAGCTACAGTATAAGAAAAAATAATTCAAAATATCAAATAAAATTTTCTTTTTTTAAAATTTGTGATATTATGTATATACAGTAAAGGGGGATGATATAATGGATAATAAAGATGCAACGTTAATGGAAATACCAGTGAATGATCAAATAATTAAGAATTATCAGGCTTTGTACTATGCAATGAATGCGAAACCTGATTGCAAGTCAAAAATATTTTCAAAAACAGCAATTATTCATTTATCAGATTTAAAGGTATTAAACAATAGAATTGTAGATAAATTTAAAAACCACTATGATGATGCTGGTTTTAGGATCAATATAAATATTAATCTAAAAAATCATGAATGTTTAGAATTTGATAGTTGGGCAACTTTTGATGAGTATGACTTTAGTTTTTCAGAAGCCATAAATAGTATATTGATTGTATGGGAATATAATGCAAAATTGCCTGGATATCCGTTGCCACAAAAACATACATTAACGGTAAGGATTGCCGATGAAATTAGGGCAGAAGAAATGCTTAATCTCGTAATAAGCGGAAAATTAGAAGAGGTCGATAAAATAGATGAAGCAATCAGTCCGATAGTTGCAAGAGTTGACTTTATCAATTCAACCTTAGGAGATGAATTAATTGCAATAGTTGAGAAGTGGCAGGAGACCTTACTAGAACCGGAAAATGAACAGCATAGTTTATACAAATATTTGAAAAAATGTAAAAGATTAATTGCATATTTTATAAATTATGGAACAACGTTAGTAGCAATATGGGTAACAGTTCAAGTCATATATCATTTTTTGGTACAAACAGGAGTAGAGTCATTTGCAAATTTTTCAATTCCACAATTTGGAATGTTTATGAAATGGATTGTTTATGGAAGTGTTATTTGCGTGCTAATATATAAAATTTCACAAGTTGTAGGAAATATGGTGTTTTCTAATTTAAGAACTGAGGGAGAAATACACATATTTGATGTTACACCTGGAGACAAAAACCTTAATCAAAAAATAGCAAAGCAGCAAAGGTCTAATAGAGCAAAGGTGGTTATTAACATTATTGGAACATTTGCATTCAATATTATATGTAGCTTAGTTGCTAACTATATATCTTAAATAAATGTGCGGTTGGAAAGTGGGGATAATATGAAGAGAATGCTTAATTTAATTAAAAAATTAGTATTAACAATTGAGTTTTTGCTAACGTATGATAATGACGTTATGAGTTACAAGAAAAAAGAGAATTTTACAATAAAAAAAATGTATTAAGTAAACAGAGCCATAGAGCCGATACGTGGAGAAATCCATGTGCTGGCTCTTTTTATTTTGTCAGAAAGGAGGTAGTCAGTGGCAGCAAAGAAAAATCCATTAAGTGATAAAGCATACGAACTATATAAGCAAGGAATGAAACTGGTAGACATTGCGGCTGAACTGGAGGTACCTCCGGGAACGGTACGGCGGTGGAAGAGTACGCACGGATGGGATGGCGAACGTTCGGAATGTGACACGAGCAAGAAAAGCGAGCGTTCGGGTAAGAAGAGAACGGAAAAAAAGCCAACTATTGATGATGGAACGAGGGAGACATTACAGAATGAAGATCTGACGGCAGAGCAGCAGATGTTCTGTATTTATTACAGCCGGACATTCAATGCGGCACAGAGCTACCAGAAGGCATATGGATGCACTTACGAATCTGCACTCTGCGCAGGGCCTCGATTGTTAGGAAATGTTAGGGTGAGAACAGAAATAGAACGTTTGAAAGAACTGAAGCGCCAGCAGATCGTCACCAGCACCGAGGACGTGGTGGAGCTTCAGATGCGTATCGCGTTTGCGGACATTGGCAATTATATGTCGTTCGGGCGTGAGAATGTGCAGGTCATGGGAGCGTTCGGCCCGGTCAAGGATCCCGACACCAAGCAGTACCTTACTAAAGAGGTGAATGCGGTCAGACTGGCTAATTCCAATAATGTGGATACGCAGATCATTCAAGAGGTGAAGCAGGGAAAGGACGGGGTATCTATAAAACTGGCGGACAAGCAGAAGGCGTTTGACTGGCTGACCAAGTACTTCCTGATGCACCCGGAGAGCAAGTACCGGGTGGAGTACGAGAGGCGGAGAGCCGAGAAAGAGGGCGGAGAATCTTCGGAGCACGAGGATGATGGCTTTATGGATGCACTGCAGGGTGATGTAGCGGCAACCTTCAAGGAGGATGATGCAGTTGAAACGTAAGGCACTGTTCAAATTCACACCATTCAGCCATAAACAGAAAGTCGTTCTGGAGTGGTGGATGCTGGAGAGTCCGTATGCTGATAAAGATGGCATTATCTGTGATGGTTCAATTCGTTCCGGCAAGACCACAGTTATGTCCCTGTCGTTCATCCTGTGGGCGATGGAAACATTTGACGGGCAGAACCTTGCACTTTGTGGTAAGACAATACAGTCACTCCGTCGTAATGTGATCGGACAGTTAAAGCGTATGCTCCTGTCCCGTGGGTATCAGGTTGAGGAGCACCGTTCGGAGAATTATATGGTTGTCCGGAAGGGGGATAAGGAGAATACCTTTTACCTGTTTGGCGGAAAGGATGAGGGATCGCAGGATCTGATCCAAGGTATCACACTGGCCGGAGTATTCTTCGATGAGGTAGCCCTGATGCCGGAGTCGTTTGTCAACCAGGCAACAGGCCGATGCTCTGTGGAAGGTTCTAAATATTGGTTCAACTGCAACCCGGAAGGTCCCGATCATTACATAAAACTGGAATGGATCGACAAGATCACTGAAAAGAATCTAATCCGGGTACATTTCACGATGCGGGACAACCCGAGCCTTGCACAGGAGATTATCGAACGATATGAGCGTATGTACAAGGGTGTGTTTTATGATCGGTTCATATCAGGGCTGTGGGTGCTGGCATCCGGTATCATCTTCCGATACTTTGCCGATGATGATTCGCCGTATCTGTTTGAGGATGCGGATATCTTTGACGATAAAGGAAAACTGAAGGTTCCGTTCTTCAAGATTGTAATGGGTATCGACTTCGGCGGTAACGGCTCTATGACAACATACAACCTTACCGGCTATCAGAACAGGTATCATGATTTCAAGGCACTGGAAGAGGATGGGTTACCGTTGTCAGAAGATATTGACAGCAAAAAGATCTGCGACAAGTTTGTGGAGTTCTACCGTGCCTGCATTCAGAAGTATGGCCGGGTGGATTGGGTGTTCCCGGACAGCGCCAGCCCTACCATGATCAACAGTCTGCGGAGTGCGGCCAAGGAAGTGGGGCTTCCATATCAGAACATCAAGGGCTGCCGGAAGAATGAGATATCAGAGCGCCCCAAGACCGTTGATCTGCTGTTTAACAGTGGGCGTCTCAAAATCAATAAGCGCTGTGTGCAGACCAGAAAAGCTATTGCTTCCCTGCGGTGGGATGAGGACCACCCGGATCAGCCGGAGGACAAGAACATAGGAAATGTCAACGACAGGTGGGACAGCTTTTGCTATACGTGGTTGGATTTCGTGGAGTATATAGACCTAAAGAGATAAGGAGAAGAAAATGGAAAGATGCATAAAGGATTTTTTACAGAAAAGGGGATACACGGTCAATGATAATGCACTGAGCAAGATTCAGGTATGCGATGACTGGTACAGCAACAGGGTGATAGAGGACTTCCATAAGCGCAAAACGCTGAACGGGATCCCGTACGAACTAAGCCGGCTGAATTTTGGAAAGCGGTGTTGCTCCGATGACGCAAATCTGTGTGAGGTACTGGAGATCAATGCCGGAGACGGCGAACAGGCAGACTATGTTGCAGCAGTACTTGACGGCAGTAAATTTAATACTCAGTACCGCAAGCAGTTAGAAAAGACATCCGCAGACGGGACAACGGCCTGTTACATCCGCTTGGACAATGTCACCTTTATGGATGATGGCTCAGTGCAGGGCGGCGAAATCAAACTGAATTATGTGGAGGCGGATGCGTTTCTGCCGCTGACTGTAGATAATGACATTGTGACCGAAGCAGCGTTTTCTGGCAGTACTCTCGTCAAAGGAAGGAAGCAGAGCATGCTTGTCTTATTTACCATCGAAAATGGACTGTACACCGCAGAGACACATGTGTTTGATGATAAAGGCGGTGAGGTAAAGGACAAGGAAACTATTGTGCAGTTGGGTGATGTAAAGCCATTTGCAGTGATGCGAAATGCTGAGGTCAATAATCTGGACGATATGGAAGGCTATGGGCTGCCGAAGTTGTGGGATGCAATCCCGGCGCTGAAAGTTGTGGATCTGTGTTATAACGTTCTTTTTTCTGATCTGGATAAGTCAGAAAAGATCATTCTAATTAGTGAATTGCTATGTGAGTTCGATGAGAATGGTAAGCCGAAGCTGACCACGGAGCAAAAGAAGTTGTTCGTATTTACCGGCGAGAAACTACCGGAAGAAAAAGGCATGATCCAGGAGTATAATCCGGAGATCCGTGTGGAGCAGATCACCAAGGCGTTTGAACTGGCACTGTCTCTGCTGTCCATGTCCTTCGGCTATGGCACAAAGAAATATAGTTTCGAAAACGGGCAGATTACCACAGCAACCGAGTATGTGGGAGAGCGTCAGGATCAGATGCAGGAACTTAACCGACAGCGGCAGGAAGCCGTCCGATACATACAGGATATCTGCCGGGCGGTGATGTGGTTCGCAAATACCTTCCACGGCAAGTCATTCAACCTGGAGCAGGAAGTCCTGGTGGACTTTGATGATAGTTATATTACTGATCGGGAGGCAGAACTGGAACGCAAGCGTAATGATGCGCTCTCTTTCGACATTCCGAAGCTCACGGTTTGGTATCTGATGGACGCATACAGTCTCACGGAAGAGGAGGCACAGAAATTGGTAGATGAAAAGCTGCAGATTGATGATAATTTGGATGGAGAGGATGAAGACTAATGTTGTCAGAGGAGCAGTTGGAGATCATAGAAGAAGCCCTTGTACCGCTGTTCCAATATCTGGAGCATGAGGTCATCGTGGATATTGCCCGCAGGATACAGAAGACCATGACATATACTAGGACTGCGGAGTTGCAGGCGCACTCCATGAGTGAACTGGGGTATAGTCCGGCGAGAATCCGCAAAGAAGCGATGAAGCTACTGACGTCAGACCCGGAGTACCGGAAAGCGGTGGCTAAAAACACCCTGGAATATAAGCGGGAGATCCGTGATATTATCAATAACATTACCAAGGAGGCATACAAGGCAAATGATGAGATCGTAGCTGGTGCCGGGAATATGGCATGGATTGATGATCTGTCCGTGTGGAAACAGAATGCGAAGGAGCTGACGGATAACTCTTTTTTGCCGAGACTTGTGGAAATGTTTTCGGAGCAGACGGCCGGAGCACTTAAAAATATGACGCAGACTACCGGCTTTAAGACCATGAACGGATATGAGGCGGTGGAGAATGCGTATCAGCGGGAACTGGATAAGGCTATTATAAAAGTATGCTCCGGCACATTCAGTCGGGACAAGGTGATACAGGATACCGTACATAATCTTGCACAGAGCGGTCTGCGGTCCATTGATTTTGCTTCGGGGTACTCTATGCAGCTGGATACTGCCACGAGAATGGCGGTTAGAACCGGATGCCACCAGATGGCCGGTAAGGTGTTGGATAATAATATTATGGAATCCGGCGAGAATCTGGTATACGTCTCCAAGCACTGGGGAGCCCGTAACACGGGAATTGGTCATGCCAATCATGAGCAGTGGCAGGGCCATGTGTATTTTGTGAAAGAAGGGCAGGACTACCGGACGGAAGCAAAACGCATTGGCCAGGACTATATAACTGATCTATGGAGAGCCACAGGCTACAGCGTGGATGGTGCGCATGAGAATGATCTGCTCGGACTGTATGGGTATAACTGCAGGCACAATCACCATCCGTGGTTTGAGGGAGTGTCCAGCTACCCGAAGGAGAGCCCGGAGCCATCCCCTGTTATTATCAACGGCAAGGAATATGACTATTATGCTGTTACGCAGAAAATGCGGGCGCTGGAAAGAAATATCCGGGCACTGAAACGGGAAAAGGAAGCACTCAAAGCCCTTGGAATGGATACACAAGAGATCAATGTGAAAATCAGCAGGAAGCGTAGAGAGTATAAGGAGTTCTGTCAGTCTGCTGGAGTGAATGAGAAGCCTGCACGGTTGCGGTATGAATGTGGCACATCGGATTTGAAAAAGACACAGGCGTGGAAAAAATACCATGATACCTCTTTTGAGAATGACCTAAAGGCAAAGACATTAGGTGCATCTGACGCTGTAGGGGATGGCAGTGAACCGGTATATATCGGACAGATCGATATTTCTAAGGCGGAAGATGCAATAGAGTACTATGGCAACCAGATAAGGGACAGTGAAATAGAGAAACTGATTGTCATTGATAAAGAGGGCAGGCTGTATTACAATGAGGGTGTAGAAGATGCAGTCAGCGTAGGAAACTTGGATCTGTCAGAGTGCATAGTACTGCATAACCATCCGAAAACAAATGGAATAATGTCGTTTGGTGAAGATGATTTTAATCTTATGAGGTATTTCCAGTCAGCATCATACAGGCTGGTAAATGAAAAATATGACTATAGAGTTGAAATTATTAAACCGATAGATATGGTAACTTATAATCAGGCATGGAGATGGGCCATTGAAGATATGATGGACGAAGGGAATACCGGAGAACTTCAACACCGAATCATGCAGAGCTTAGCAAATAGAGGATACATAGCGTATGAGCAAAAGAGTATTGTCAGAAAGCCAAAAGGCTAGGATAGATGAGATTACCAATCAATGGGAAAAAGAACGTGAAGAGGAGGAGAAGAAGATTTCCCCTTCGACAACTCACACTTTTGATGGAGAAAGAACCCGTATAAATATCAGGTTGGAAAAAAAATACATGCCGCTAATACAAGCTATCATGGAAGAAGGATAAGCTGGAGTAAAAAAGATTACAGATTTTTATTGAAACAAACATAAGTTTGTTTTATAATAACACTGTGAGACACGCCAACCTACAGAAAGTTGGTAATATATGAGTTCTAAATGGTGTAAATGCCCGAAATGTGGCAACCCACATTTCCTTAAGGTATTGCCGAACACGAAGATTTCAAATTTTCCGGCGTACTGCAAGAAATGCAAAAATGAAATAGTAATCAACGTAGAGCCTAGAGCCGATGTGATCAATTCCAAGTAATTGATCCGTGGCTCTTTTTTTATTGCTCTACAGTGGCGGAATAGAGCAGAGGCAGCTCACCGGGTTCATGCCCCGGAGGTCGCAGGTTCGATCCCTGCTTCCGCAATTATCTGTGGGTGATTCTCCCACGTTAAATAAATCATCGTTAAAGGAGATAGAGAAATGAAAAGAGAAGAATTGGAAGCCCTTGGAATGAACAAGGAACAGATCGACAAGGTACTGGACATGCATCATAGAGAGTATGATCCGGTCAAAAAGGAACTGGACACCGCACAGGCTGATCTTACCGCGGAAAAAGAAAAAACAGCCACGCAGGAAAAGACCATTACAGATCTGAAAAAAGATCTTGGAGAGTTCAAAGATGCAGATGTAAGCGGAATGAAGCAGAAAATCGAGGATCTTGAAAATGACATCAAGACGAAAGAGACTGCGCATCAGCAGGAGATCGCAGACAGGGACTTCAACGATCTTCTTAAGGAGAGTATCACTTCGGCAAAAGGATTAAATGCCAAAGCTATCACTGCCCTTCTGGATGTGGATGCACTGAAAGCTTCCAAAAATCAGAAAGAGGATATCACAGCAGCGCTGAAAGCCTTGACAGAGGCAGAAAATAGTAAAATGCTCTTCGGCGCACCGGAGCCTAATCCGGTAGGAACTGGAAATCTGATCGGACAGGTGATGGCCGGAGGTGGATCGAATGCAGATGATGCTGCAATGAGAGCCGCTATGGGATTGCCCCTTGTATCGGAGACAAAATAAGAAGGGAGAATTAAATGCCTAACACAATTATTTTAGCAAAAAATTTCGCACCTCTGCTTGATGAGGTGTATCAGAGAGAATCCGTTACCAGAGATCTGACGGGAGATCCCGCAATGGCAAGGGCCGGAGCAAATGCAAAGGAAATCGTATATCCCCAGATTGCAGTAACCGGTCTGGGAGACTATGACCGTAACAGTGGTTATACTAAAGGCACTGTAGATTTCAAGTGGGTGACCACGGAGTACAACTATGATCGTGGTGCAAAACTGTCTGTAGATGCTATGGACGATCAGGAGACTTATAAACTGGCATTTGGTATGGCAGGTGCAGAACTTATGCGTACCAGAGTAGCGCCGGAAGCAGATGCTTTTACTTTTGCCACTCTGGCAGGGACCAAAGGTATCTCCAAGGGCGAGGCAAAAACCATTACTACAGCGGAGGATTTTCTTGCGGAGTTGTTGATTGCGAAGAGTAAGATGGACAACGATGAGGTGCCGGAAGAGGGCAGAATCTTGTATGCAACCTCTGATCTGCTCAACGCATTGCTGATGATGGATACTTATAAGTCCAAGGAGATCCTTGCGGCATATACCATCAAGAAACCCGTACCTCAGAGCAGGTTCTATACATCTATCGACATGCTGGATGGTAGATCTCCTGATGAGAATGCTGGTCATTATCGCAAAGGCACTGCCAAGTACGAAAAGACCACTGACACTTCTGTAGTAAGTGGTAAGACTTATTACACTGAGGGTGGTGGTGTATATTCCAAGGTGACCAGCCCTGAGACATCTGCAATTGGCACTTACTATGAGATGGTTCAGGAAGCAGCGAAGAACATCAACTTTATGATTATTCATAAACCTGCAATCATTAAGCATGATAAGCATGTAGTATCCAACATAATTCCGGCCGATCTGAATCCGGATGCGGATGCTGATATTCTAAAATATCGTAAGTATGGTATTGTGGATGTCTATAAAAACAAGGTGGCCGGTATCTATCTGAGCCACCAGGCGTAGGAGGTAGCACGTGAGAACAGTAGGCATGGGGGTAATCCCCAAAGATGCAGCACTGAAACAGGAGAATGCAACGCTGAAAGCTGAAAATACACAGCTGAAATCTGAGAATGCAGCACTGAAACAGGAGATCGAAGATCTGAAATCCAAGAAGGTCCCCAAAAAGACCAAGGCAGAAAATCAGGATCCCGTAGAAGAGTAGAAAAGGAGGGAGCAGTATGTCTTACATAACGTGGGAGTATTACAGCTCCCTTTATTCTAATATTTCTGACCAGGAAGAATTTGATAAGATTTCAAAAAGGGCAGAGATTAAGTTTAATTCCATCACCCATATGAGGGCAAAGCGGTTTGAGGATGCTTATAACGAGGACACAGCAACAGACTTCCAGCAGCAGGTCCATATGCAGATTCAGGATACCTTCTGCCAGCTGCTCAATACTATCGAAGCGCAGGATGCCTCCGGAATGGGTACCGGTATAGCATCCGTCAGTAATGACGGGTATTCGGAATCCTATAAGGTCACAACAGCGCAGGAGAAGGAAGAGCAGCTTACATCTGTGATACGTTCCGGCTTGTCCGGTACGGGATTGGCAGGTGCATTATGAGTGTACTATTTACGGATATTATGACAGTTTACAACTACCATAGGGATCCCGAGACAGATAAGGAGACGTGGATCAGATCCATTGTCCGGGGAGTCCAGTGGAGCCATAACAAAACGGCGCTTACAACGGTCAATGGCGTGCAGACGGAAACGAAGGTTGAGAGCATCACGGTAGATTTCCAGAGGGGTTATGGCAATAAGCCGTACCTGGAGCCACAGGAATATCGAAAACTCCCTGCGGAGGAGGCCGCCAAGTATTGGACACTGGATGCCAAGAGCGGGCAGGACAAGCTGGTACTGGGAAACAGTGTCCGGGAGATTGCGGATGGCTATAGGCTGACGGATCTGGCGGAGGATAACCAGTATGTAGTCACTGTCACAGCGGTATCGGATAATCGCAACCGCCCGCGGCTTAAGACAATTAAGGTGGTAGGCAATGAGTAAAGGAAGAATGGATTATGTCTGTAACTTTAGTGCAGCGAGCCTTATCAAGGAACTGGGACTGGAGCCGGGAGGCAGGGTGCAGAAAGCCGTGGATGATACATTTTTAATGGGTGTGCAAGGGTATGTGCCTAAAGATACCGGAGACTTGATTCATAGTGGAGATACTCATACAGTTGTCGGATCCGGCGAAATAGTCTATGACTGCGATGATAAAGCCAGACGGCTATATTATGGTGAGAAGGAATGGAACTGGTCAAATGGGGGAGTACAGGAAGATGGTCTGCGTGGTCCCTACTGGGCAGAACGGTATGCACAAGACGGAGGCATTGAAGAAATGGTAAAGGCAGCCAAGGAGGCTATGAAGAAGTGACTGTAAGTGGAAGAATTATTGAGTGGTTAAAAAAGTTTGACCCAAAGGAAATGAAGCATATTGATACGGATCTGATGCGCGGCACGGTGGATTACGTGCTGGTCAAGGAGCCTACGGTCAATGTGAAGCGATTCATCAGCGGTGCGGAAATTCATAAGGAATATTATCAGATTCGGGCAAGGATGGATACACAGACTAATACTGATTGTGTGGAAAATGGAGTATGGCTGGAAGCGCTGACAGACTGGATCGACAGGCAGAACCGGGAGAAGGTTTTCCCTGCGCTGGATGGCGTGACTGTTCAGAAGATTGGAGTTTCCAGTCCGTTTTACATGGGTAAGAATGAACAGAACAAAGCTCTGTATCAGATGACAATTTTCATTGAGTATTTTAAGAAGGGAGAATAATCGTGAGAGAAGATTTAAGACATTACGTTGACACAAGTATGAATGTGGAACCTGCTAAGTATGAACTGCTTGGAGATGGTGTGGAGTCTCTGACCGAGGAGATGAATCCTGAAGAGGAGACCAAGCACTACATTCATCAGGCGAGTGCATCCAATAAGGTGAAATCCTATCAGAGATCCTTTGACGTGGACAAGGAGGACTGTGTGGAGGATGAGGTACAGGTATTTATCGATCGTCTGGTGGATACCTTGCCCGTGGGAGCCAAGGCCAAGACCTCTTTTGTGCGATTCCGGCTGAAGGATGAGGTGGAGAAAACACCCGGTACCTACAAGGCAATCAAGGTACCATGCACCGTATCGGTGACATCCAGCGGTGGAGATGGTGGCGACTATGTACACAATGTGATTAATGTTAAGCAGTGCGGGGATGACATTCACGGTACCTTTGCAGTGGCAACCAAGACCTTCACGGTCGGCGAATAAAGCAGGGGTTAATCAATATTGTCGCATCCCTTGCGGGAGCGTGGATTGAAATAGAGAGGATGGATAATATGAGTGAAATAAAAGAAATTAATATTACACGGGGACTTACAATCAAGGTGAATGATCAGGGGGACACAATTACATTGAATGTGGACGATCAGCGTTTTATTGACAGATTTTATGGACTGATAGAAACATTTGACAAGTCTGTAAAACAGATCAACAGCAAATCTGCAGGGTATAAGAGCGAGAGGGACAGACTGAAACAGCTGATGGAGGAAACCCGGAAGATCATGAACAACATTGATGAACTGTTCGGACAGGGTGCCTGCGTCAAGATTTTCGGGGACGTTGTTCCCAGCCCAGTGCTTCTGGCTGATTTCTTTGATCAGATGATTCCTATCACCAGAGCGTATACAAATGAGAGACAGCAGGTGATTGAACGCAAGTACAACAGATCCAGAAAAGGAGCGCACAGATAAGCATGTGGAACGTATTGCTGGATCCGCTTCCGGTTGAGTGGAACGGATATCCAATAGATTCGGATTTCCAGATTGGTATACAGATTTCCCAGTGCATGGAAGATGATTCTCTGTCAAATACGGAAAGATTTTATATTGTGAAGAAGCTTCTGTTTCCAGATGAGAATAATCAACCGAGAGATATGGAGATTCCGAAAGCTGTGAAATGGTATTTGACGGATTATGTTCATGATCACTACGATAGCAAAGACAATGATATTGTCATGGACTGGGATATAGATCAGTGGCGGATATATGCAGCTTTTCGTAGTCAGTACCATATTGATCTCAATAAAGAATCATTCCATTGGTTTGTATTTATGGGATTGCTGGCAAATCTGGAGGAATGTTCTTTTACCAGGGTTATAGACATTCGGCAGAAGCAAATTACATCTAAGATGTCACAGGAAGAGAAAAAAGAACTCAGGAAGAGGAAGAAGATTTTTGAAATCAAAGCACCAGAAGAGAAAATTACTCCCGAGGAACAGGATAGAATCGATGCATTTATGAAATATGCAAATATAAATAAGAAGGAAAAGTAGAGCCAATGAGCCGGTTACACCTAATGGTGTGATGGGCTCATTTTCTTTTTAGGGACAGGAGGTGAGACTGTGGCAGATCATGAAATCCGAATAAGTACCAGAATTGATACATCTCAGATGCAGCGGCTACAACTGCAGATAGATAAGGCGACTGATAAGGTAGAAAATCTGAGAGAAAAAGTGCGGGAAGTAGGAGAACAGAAAATCCCATCAGAAGAGTACCAAAAACTGGAAGCGGAATTAAAGGAAGCACAGGAAACACTGGAAAAGCTTGTAGCTGAAGAAGATAATTTCGTGGCGGCTGGGCTTAATATGGGATCACCTTGGGAGAGCCTGATTCAGAAGGAAGCAGATGCGGGGCTAAAAATAGATGAACTGAAAGAAAAAATGCAGAAGCTTGCGGAAGAGGGAAGGGCATTTACTTCCGGAATGGACACTGAACAATATCAGAATCTATCTCAGGATTTAGCCTATGCAGAGAGAAATCTGAGCGCCTTGAACACGAGACAGGCCGAACTGATGCAGAAGCAGGGATATACGGCGGAAGGATTTGAAAAAGCGGGAAAAAGTGCAAAAAAAGCATTTTCTATTGCATGTAGCGGAGCAAAAAAAACCAATGGACTATTTGGTACGTTGGTGAAGAGACTAAAAGGCATTGCACTGAGCCTTCTGATTTTTAACTGGATCACGAAGGGGTTCAATGAGATGATATCCGCCATGAAGGAAGGATTTAAGAATCTCGCACAGTACTCAAAAAATTACAATGCGCAGATGTCAGCATTAAAAAGCAGTTGTGCAGAACTGAAAAATGGACTGGCAGCAGCATTTGAGCCGATTGCCAATTTCATTATTCCGTATCTGGTGCAGGTTGTAAACTGGCTAAACAAAGCAGCAACGGCGATGAGCCAATTCCTCGCTGCTATGAGTGGAAAGTCCACATATACCAAAGCAAAAAAACAGAACATTGACTATGCAAAGTCTTTGGATACGGCATCAAAGTCAGCCAAGAAGGCTTTGGCGGCTTTCGATGAGCTGAATGTTCTTAATGATCAGAGCAGTGGATCTTCTGGTGGAGAACTGAACGGAGCAGATGCTTTTGAAACTGCTCAGGTCGGAAGCAAGATGCAGACTCTTTTAGATAACATTAAATCCAGATTAAGGGAAATGAAGAGACTGTTTATGCAAGGCTTTAACCAAGGCCTTGGGGATGCAAGTGAGCGGCTGAAAACCATTCGGGAATCACTGGCATCTATTAAAAAATCGCTAATATCCATATTTTTGGATGAGAATGTACAACAGGCAATGCAGGGATTCAATGACTCTTTCATTATGATGTTGGGGACAATTGTGGGATCAGTGGCAAGCATCGGACTTACGATTGCGGCCAATCTGGTCGGAGGAATTGCGAGGTATCTTGAACAGAATACGGACAGAATCAAACAGTTTCTGATTGATATATTCAATATCGGAGAAGAGATTAATAGCCTGATAAGTGAATTTTCAGAAGCTTTTGCCTATGTTTTTGAGGCGTTCGCATCCGAAGCGGGGCAGCAGCTTACAGCTAATCTGATTGGCATACTTACAGACACATTTATGGGTGTAGCGGAGATTGCGGCACGACTTGTACGAGACATGCTCAATATAATCACTAGGCCTTTTGTGGATAACAAGGAAGAATTCCGACAAGCTGTAGAAGGATACCTTGGTGTGTTGTCTGAAATCGCAGGATCCATTAAAGAGACCATTGACATGTCATTTGACCATTTCATGGATGTATACGATGAGAAGATTAAGCCATTCTTTGATTCTGTAGCGGATGGGTTGAGCGAGTTAGTGGATGCGTTTTTTAACTTTTGGAACAACAATGTACAGCCAATTCTGGAACAAGTGGCAGCAAAATTTGACAATTTAATGAATTCTCATTTACAGCCATTTTTTGATAAGCTGGGAGATTTTATTGGTACTGTGTTCGATAATCTGAAGGTTCTCTGGGAGAAGATGCTAAAACCAGTTGTGCGATGGATCATTGACTATGTTCTTCCGGTACTGGCACCGATTTTCCAGGCTGTAGCTAATGAATTTATGGATATGGTGGGCTTGATATCAGACTGGGCTGGAAGCCTGTTGGATATCTTCGGGGGAATTATAGATTTTTTAGTAGGATCATTTACCGGAGACTGGGAGAGATGTTGGGAAGGCATAAAAAGTATATTCAAAGGAATTATCAATGCATTGATTAGTGCATTTGAGACTTTCGTAAATGGTGCAATCAGCATGTTGAACGGACTTATCGGCGGAGTCAATGCGGTTGCCGGAAAGGTAGGGATATCCGGACTGATACCTACAATGGATACGATATCACTCCCTCGACTTGCAAATGGTGCAGTGATCCAGGGAGGACAGCCATTTTTAGCATGGCTTGGAGATCAGCCCAGAGGTCAAACTAATATCGAGACACCACTGGCTACAATGGTTGAAGCCTTTAAGCAGGCACAGGCGGAAAACGGTGGTGGTACATATACATTTGTGGCGAAGCTGAATGAGAGGGAGATCTTCCGGGAAACGGTGCGGCAGGATCGAATGTACAAGAATACACATGGACAGAGTGCATTTATCTAAGAAGGAGGGAGAACAATGCAGGAATTTGGTGGATGGTTAATTAAATTCGGTGATGTGGTTCTCCCCAACTCCTTTTTACTGGCGGATGGTTGGGAGAGTACCCCGAATCAGCGTGTGGAGATAGATGCCTATAGAGATGCCAATATTCTGCTGCACCGGGAGACATCACCAAATTTTAAAACGAAACTGACTCTGAATATTAGAGAGATGAATCTGGAAGAGAGAAGAGCGTGGAACAATATCATTGGGCTTGCGGAGCTTCCTCAGACGGAGAAGAATCAGAGAAGAGTCAGGTGTACCTATTGGAATGATGAGACACTGGAGTATTCTGCCGGGATCTTTTATATGTCAGACACGACTTACAGCATCCATACGTTGTCCGAGCAGGAGCGTGACATAGACTACAACGATTTTAAGGTTACGTTGGTGGAGTATTAAGCATGAACAAGAGTATACGGCAGATGTTCTATGATGACTCTGTCGATAAACAGTTAATAATTACATATCAGGGATCCGGTACTACTCTGGACAATGCGGAGTTCCAACTAGAGACGATGACCGTGACAGAGTCAATCTGCGATGAACATGAACTACGGTTTGGCTGCTGCGTGGCTTCTTCCTTTGAAATTACTGTGTTAGACACTGTGGAATCGTTCAAAGGAAATACCATGAATGTGTCAGTACGGTTGGATGGTGCTCTGAAAGATTATCAGATTGGGAAGTACAAGGTATATTCGGACAAGCCTACTGCGGATCGCAGATATCGGCAGATAACCGCATATGATGCTCTTTATGACATTCTTAATGCTGAGACCTCTAAATGGTATAACAGCTTGACATTTCCGATGACCCTACGGCAGTTTCGGGATAGTTTTTGCTCATACTTTGGAGTAGAACAAGAAGAAATCACGCTGATTAATGACAAAATGATCGTCGAAAAAACTATTGATCCTAAAGAACTGCCGGGAAAGACCGTAATAGAATCCATCTGCGAGATTAATGGTTGTTTTGGACATATCACCAGAAATGGTAAGCTGCGATATGTAATCTTGAAACAGATGATTGAGGGACTGTACCCGGCGGATGATCTGTATCCAGCAGATGACCTTTATCCTGCGGATCCGGTGGGAACCACAGAGGTGTCCCGGAGCAATTATATCTCCTGCCAATATGAGGACTTTATCGTACAGCATATTGATAAGCTGCAGATCCGCCAGGAAGAGAACGATATCGGGGCAACCTCCGGTACCGGCAATAACTGTTACATCATCGAGGACAACTTCCTGGTGTACGGCAAATCTGCGGAAGAATTACAGACCATCGCCGACAACGTGCTCAGCGTGATTGGCGGTGTCTGGTACCGACCGGCGCAGGTAGAAGCCCGTGGCAATCCCTGTCTGGAGGTAGGAGACGGTATCCTGCTGTATACCTCCCGGGAGACCATCTATACCTACATCCTGCAGCGGACATTAAAAGGCATCCAGGCACTCCTGGACAGCTATACAGCGGAGGGCGAGGAGTACAGGACCGGTCAGGTCAACGGCCTGCAGAAATCTATTATACAGCTGAAGGGAAAGACGAATGTCCTTACACGGACGGTGGAAGAGACCAAACTGGAGATGAAAGATATCGAAAAAGATCTGTCCACGGAAATAAAAGTAGTAGCAGGAGAGGTTGAACTAAAGGTATCGAAAGATAATCTTATCGCAGAGATTAATCTGACACCGGATAAGGCTCTGATCAAAGCGGAGAGAATAGATCTGGTCGGTCTTGTTAATGCGGATGAGATGGTGGTCAAATATGCGACCATAGAGACGTTGAATGTGACCAAACTGGAGTTAAATAACCTGATTGCCACCAAGGCAACCATTGACTCTCTGAATGCCGTCAGTGGCCGCGTGGGGAGCTTGGAAGCAGATCATGTGACAGTCTCTGATCTGAATGGTGTAAGCGCCCGTTTGGGAACGGTAGAAGCCAACTATATCAGTGCCGGAACCGTAAAGGCTAATTACATGGAAGTAGCCAACTGGACATCCTCCGGTGTAATTAAAGCGGACAGAATCAGCGCTGCGACTATCGTAAATAAGCTATCAAGCGTTGATCTGGTCAGCGTAAGAGCAATGGGTGTCAGCGGGTACATGAATTATAAAGGTACAGTAGTTGCGTGGAGAACAAAAACCATTAGTGGGACTGTTATAACTTATTTGGGACCGGAGGATTAAGAATGAGCAATTTAGAAATCAGGGAATTTAGTCAGGCAATTATAAACTTTGTGGATAGTTCCGGGTTGCCGGAGGAGGTCAAGCGTATGGCTCTGCAGGAGGTGCTGACACGTCAGGAGCAGAAAGCCAGGGATGCATTACTGGCGGAGATTGTGGCTCGGGATGCCGAGGAGCAGGAGGTGAAGCAGGATGCAGAAAGCGTATGACTGGGAAGAGAACTATTGGGAGAATAAGCCATCGACCAAGACACCAGTAAATAAAACCAACTTGGACAAGCTAAGTAATGCGACTCGCACTATTGATGAGCGTGTGATTACTCTGGACCTGACTAAGCTGTCAAAGATAGAAGCTAATGGGATGATCACGGGTATTACTCTTAATCAGGATACCGGAGATATTACGATTACGTATTATTCTGGTGCAAGTAGTGTTTTGCATACTCTGATGGCTCAGATTGCCATTAACTTCGGATACGATCCAGTTACTGAGCGGCTTATCATTTACTTAAAGGACGGAAGCGAACAGTACATAGATCTGTCTGCACTTATTACGCAGTTTGAATTTCTTGATTCGGACACCGTTTACTGGTCCATTGGAGATGATGGAAAAGTAAAGGCAGACATCAAGAACGGAAGCATTACTGCAGATAAACTGCAGCCGAACTATCTTGCAGACATCACAGTGCAAGCAGAAACAGCAACACAGCAGGCATCTGCGGCGGCATCATCTGCAGCACAGGCCAAGATAGATGCGGATCGAGCAGAATCGTATGCAAAAATCACTGAACCTAAGTTCTATCTGGATGAAACCACGATGAACCTTTATATGAAGGATGGCGCAGGAGTGGATTTTGTAGTAGTTGATAATGTTTTATATTGGAAGGTAGCATAAGGAGGACAATGACATGGCAGCACCGGAAGGTTACAATGCTCTCGGAAAAATCGGAATATCTTACAAAGGAGATTACGACTCCAATACCACATATGAGCGACTGGACGCGGTTGAACATAACGGCAGTACATATCTGGCCATCAAAGATGCTCCGGACGGAGCACCGAGGGATGATAAGCTCAATTGGATCTATTTGGCTAAGGGATTTAGTGGTGACATCGGAGATTCAGAGATCGCGTTTACTGAGGCGGAGAACCGCGAGAACATTAATACGGGCGAGAGCGTAAAGACGGTCTTTGGCAAGATTAAAAAGTTTTTTGCGGACTTGACCGCACCGGCCTTTGCGCAGATGATCACATCCAAGGATGATCTGCTGGCTACTAAAACTACCGGATATGTGCCGGATGCCAAGGCGGTAGCGGATGCCGTTAGTGAGGTAAATGGCAAGTTAGGTAACTTTTATTTATTATATTCTCATTTGTGTGGGACTGCCGGAAATTCTATTTGGAGACAAAATCCTCAATTTCCAGAAGAATATTATGCTCAATATACAGTCCCGGAGAAAGAAGGTTATAGATTCTTTTTCTCGTTTTGGCAAATATCTTGGACAAACAATAATGAATATTGTAATTATCTTATACGTAATCCTTTTTTACACGAAAAAAATGGTAATATCGAGGTATATTCCAAGGATGGAACACCTACTTTTGTGCCAGTATTCTTATGCATATATCTTCCAGTGTAAAATTGCCATTTAGCGTAGTAGATCAGAAGGCGGGCACGGCCTTAAACAGTGCCAGAAAGGAGTCCTGTAATGGGCTATATCAAATTTAAAAATAAAGAGACCACACAGCTGGTCGTTGTATCAGAGGAGAGCCCTCATGTGATCCGGATCACCGGAGACAACCTCACAGTAAATACCAATGGCTTCCGCCTCTATCTGGACGCAGACTGCAAATATCCGTTGGATAATGGCGAGTATGCGGCATACACAACTTTATTCCGCGAGGGTGACGGCTGGTATGAGCTGTCCGATGACGGCTCCGTATATATTGAGCCGGTTGCACCGGTGCAACCTGAACCGACCGAGGAGGAGCTTGCAGAGCTGGCCAGACAGCAGCAGATCAGTCAGGTGACCGCTCAGATTGATGGTCTTAAAGCACAGATCGCCGCCAGTGACTATAAGGTAATCAAGACCTATGAGTACACACTTCTCGGCGAGCAGACCGAGTATGATATTGAGGCGGTACACGCAGAGAGACAGGCTCTCCGCGACCAGATCAACGTTTTGGAGACGCAGCTTGCAGATCTGACTGCGGCCGCAGAGTAGGAGGGTGCCATGAGATCAAGAGACGGTCCTGCCACAATTACATAGTAACTATTGAGCCAAGAGCCGATTGCTTCCTTTGTGGAGGTGACCGGCTTTTATATTGAGAAAGTGAGGTAAAAAATTATGAATGTAAGCGCAACAAAAATGACTATATTAACCGTTTTCGGAGCCATCGGCAGCTTTATTGCTAATATATTCGGTGGTTGGGGAGAAGACATGATCACGTTACTGATTTTCATGGGAACAGATTTTTTACTGGGGTTATTGATTGCAGCTTTTTGGAAAAAGAGTAATAAGTCAGAATCCGGTGCTCTTAGCTCTTACAGTGCATGGAAAGGGTTGGTGCGAAAAGGAGTAACGCTACTGGTTGTACTGGTCGCACATCGGCTGGATATATTGATCGGAACAGATTATATCAGAACAGCAGTAATTATTGCGTTCTGTGCAAATGAGTTAATCAGTATTGTAGAAAACCTTGGAATTATGGGAGTCCCCTTACCGACAGTGATTACTAAGGCAATTGAGATCCTGCAGAACAAAGCAGATGAGGAGGCAAAAGAATGAAAACAGGAAGTGGAATGGTAGAATATGCCCGTGGTCGTCTTGGCACCCCGTATTTTTACGGGGCCAAGATCCCGGAGGGGAATCTCACTGAAAAGAAAATGAGTACCATGCACGCAATGTATCCCAAGGTCGTGACCAATGCATATATGGCAAAGGCACGGCGTAAGGGACAGGTCGGCAAGGTCAATGTGGACTGCTCCGGTCTGATCGCCGGTTACCGGAAGCTTAACATCGGCTCCTATCAGCTTTACCAGACGGCATACACCCGGATGCCGATCTCCAAGATTAATGATTTTGCACCGGGCGTTGTTCTGTGGAAATCCGGCCACGTAGGTGTGTATATCGGCAAAGTCAACGGGGTACCGATGTGTATTGAGGCTAAGGGCATCAATTATGGCACGGTGCAGACAAAAGTATCCGCGACTAAGTGGGTGTATGGTCTGACCTTTAAGGACGTGGACTATACCTACGATACCAAGGTCGCTGGTACCTGGAAGGGAACCAACCCTTACACAGAGCCTGCTATTACAGTAACAAGCCAGGCGCAGGCAAAGAAAAAGAAGATCACCACATACCTCTACAAAGGAGAGGGCGTAAAGTGGATCCAATGGGAGTTGATGGAGGCCGGCCTGTTGACGGAGGCTGATATTGACGGTATCTGTGGCCCTAAGACCGTAGCGGCAATTTTGGAATATCAGAAGTCCTGCAAGATCACCGCAGATGGACTGGCTGGCCAGACCACGCGGAAGTATCTGGCGGCAGCATAACCTATTGACGGGCATAGTTGGCATATGGTAAATTAAATATAATCCCATATTATTCTTATCATACAAAAATGCGGAGAGCGTCGGGAAGGCTCTTCGCATTTTTTACATCTAACTTAGTAAGTTAATATGCAACACGAAATGCAACACAAAAAAGAAAAACCCTTGAAACATCAAGGGTTTTAACATAGCGAGAGGGGGATTCGAACCCTCGACACTGCGGGTATGAACCGCATGCTCTAGCCAACTGAGCTATCTCGCCATATGACCAACCGAAGTTGGAATGGAACCTATAGGGCTCGAACCTATGACCCTCTGCTTGTAAGGCAGATGCTCTCCCAGCTGAGCTAAGATTCCATTGTAGCTGCTCTCGCAACCGACTTGTTAAGTATACAATGGGCGTGCTACTTTGTCAACAAGTTTTTTGATATTTTTGTAAAAATTTTGTATGCAATTAACACAATAATAAAAGCCTCGTTATTACAGTGCTTTTTTCACGCTGATTGCTTTCATAGGACACATTTCCTGGCAACAAAAGCAGGAGATGCAGCCTTTCCTTTTAAATTTTGCCTTACGGTTCTCGATTTTGATCACATGTGCCGGACAGCTTTCCGCACATTTTCCGCATCCCACGCATTTCTCCGGGG